ATTTTCACGATCCTTGAGAGAGAAAATCTCGTCAACAATATCTGAGAAGTTAAGATGACCATGTGGATCCATAACCATCTTAGGCTTGATACCTTGATCGTAACGGCGATTTGCTTCCTGCACTGCAATCATATGCTGATATACATTGTGTGCTTGAATCAATGTATATGAAAGGGTATCCCAACTAGTCTTAGTTTCTTTACCATGCTGGCCTAAGAAACCGTGACCACGATAACAAATGTCTTTCATCAATAACTTGTCAGTTACTGGGCTGTCGGTAAACAACTTGTGAATACCATCTTGCAATACACCATCACTATACTTGCGATTGTCTGTTGCATAGTTCTTATTTTCAGCAGTCTTTTCCATTGCATAAGTCCACTTAGTGTCATGCTCAAACGTATTATTATTATAAGCAAGACCCTTAGCAGCCGCAAAGAACGGACTAGCACAGTCAAATGTAATTTGTAGTTTTGGATTGTGATACTTACGAATTGCTCGTTGAATATCACTGAACAATACAGCATATTCCATGATACTAGTGCCGAGACAGTGAATCAAATCTTGCTTACCTTCTTCAAGGAAGCCATCATGAATAATGCCTACAAGACGCTTCAACATCAAGTGAATGTCAATCTTGTTTTGACCACCAAACGCCCAGCCATTGAATGCACGATCACCATAGATACTAGTGTCGCAATACTTCTTCATTTCTTCATACCAGTCATCACTCTGTGTATGATTGCGTCCCTGTAACACGTTTAAGAACTTGCAACGACCATCTCGGTTCTGAATAAAGTATTCATTGTTAATATGAGTAGCAGTAATTGCTTCTTCAATCGTACTGATACCATGTGCTGATTTGCCGGTCTTCTTATCTTTGATATGATAAGTTGTTAGTGATTGTGAAGGAATATCAAGGCACATGCCATAATCCATGTACTCATCCATCCACTTAAGAACTTCTGTTCTCTTCTTCATTGCACGTGGGCAATTAGGGTCCTTCCAATCTGCTGGCCATTGACACTTAAGAATCTGAAACCCACCAGAGTCTCCTAGAAGAAATGTACCTTCTTCTCTCTTGCGAATGATAGATTCGTTATGGTCATCCTTAGTAATATCAAGATTCGCATGACCAGCAGAATACAAGCCCCACTTATATGTGTATAAGCCTTGCTTGCTATTAAGGAAGTTCAAACATTCAACGTCACCGTTGAAACTTGCAGGGATTCTAGCCTTGTCAAAATACTGTTCACCTTCACGTTGCTTACCTAAGCCACTAATGAAGAATGAACTGACTGCTGGCAGAAATAAGGCCCAATTAGGGTTGTGACTATTTGAAAGATTAATTTGATTCATGCCATTTTACCTGATCAAAAAATTTCTGATCCTCTGCAAGGTACTCCATCATGTCATTATATATGTCTTTATCATTACGTGCAACATCTACTAGATGTTTAGGGCTTGAACCATCAGTCCAACATTTCCATTCAACAGGACCTTCTTTAAAATCGGGAACCATTGGACGTAACAAGTTGTACATATCACTTCCCCAATCACTTCTATTCTCATACTTGATGTAAATTACATCATCTAAATTAACACCATTTAGAAATTGTAACTGTGTACAAGTATGAGGATCTGTTGGAAAATTATTAAAGATTTTTTCTCTACTATAGATTGTGTCTAAGTCAAAATCTTCAGGGGCATACATGCCAGAAATAATTCTTTCTAGCGGATCACGTAAAACAATAAGTTTTGTTTTGTTGCGTAAATTTTCGAAACTGTCTAGTGGTTTAAGATTTTCGATAGTCCCAATACAATCAAAATTATTGTGTTCGAATACACTGCGTAACCAAGTGCTTCCGCACCTAGTTACGGGGATGTAAACAAAATCTACATCTTTACGTGAGTATACTGCGTTACCGATATTAATCTTACTCATTATATACTTGTCTGTACTTCTTCACCATATGAATTGCGTTGATTTACTAGAGTCTTAACCATTGAGATTTGATCATCAATAGTTTTACGTTGCTCTAATAAATCTTTAATAGCAACATTAGATTTTGCTAATGTTTGTATTTGCAATTCTTCATCACGTTTTTGTCGGGCCCAATCAAGCAATGATTCTGCTTCGGCGTTTAATCCAACACTAGTATATCCTGTTTGAATTTGAACCCAATTATTACCGTCATATACTTCTAAATTTTGATTAGTAGTATTGTAACGTACATCGCCGACGCCTAATGCGCCGCTATAGTTGTTAATATAGGTGCTTCCGGGGCCACCGGTGACCTGCATATATCTACCTGTTGCACTAATACTCTTTATCATTTTGCCTGCGCGGGAAGTAGATAACGATATGTTGCTAGACCTGAATCTACAACAATCTCTGCGGCACCTGCATCACTGATACGAACAGTCTTGTCACCTGGAAGATCCATGATTGACTGAAATACCTTGACGGGCCACATCCATTGACGGCTTAGTGTACCTGATACACCTGTGTGAAATACAAAGTTACCACTGTGAGTTGATGGGTCACCAAAGTAAATCTTTAGATCACCGTTGTCAGTCTTAGTAGTAAAGTTGTTTTCTTCGCTGTTAGCACTAGCCTGCTTCTTAAGACGCATGATACCAGCAACAGTAGGTTCGAATTCAACGTTCCATGATGCACCTTTAAACGTTACGTTACGTACCTTTTCTTCGATAATGGTCTTGCTCATTAGTCGATAGTCGTTAACGAAATCGTTGCTTGATGTTTCAAAGTGAATTGCAGTAGGAGTATCTACTCCATCCTTGTTGACACGGGTAACATTGATAGTTGCCTTGTCATCATAGTCATCAAAACCGAGAATAGTCTTGAGTTTGCCTAGATTAGGCATACCAAATGTGCCGATGAAATCTGCGATTGGAGTCTTGAATGTACCAGTTACGATAACACTCTTATCTTCTGCGATTGCGGCAATCTGTGTTTCCTGATCTGTGCCTACGACCTTGATTAGATCGATCACACCTAGACCATGTGTGTGCTGAATTAAGTCCTGTAAATTATCTTTCATGTGTGTTTTCCTTCTTTAATATTTAGGTAATGACAGTATGTATAATAGTGGATTTTATTACGTTTGTCAATAGCGAGTTTAACCGAAACTGAATAAGTCATCAAATGTTGAGTTAGTATCAGTATTTGCACGTAAATCCCATTCAAGTACACCTAATAGGTTTTCGATCTTTTCATCTACTAGAGTACGTTCCATTTCACTATCATCGAATGGAAGTTCTTTGAACCAATCGGGAAGTCGTAGTTCGTCTGTGGGATATGCAATACTTGTAAAGCCTAGTGGATTCTGTTTAAGTTTGCATACGATAACTTTCATACCATCGACCATCTTCATTGAATAGTTGTCGCTGTTTACACGGCGTAGATAGTTCCAATTTAATGATGCACGAACATGGCCTGGCATATTTGCTTTACCAGTACTACTCTTCTTTTCAAGTTCTTCATAGTAAGTCATCTTATTAGCACTCTTAGGCGAACCTTTAGTCCAACTATCTTGCTTACCTAGTTCTACTTTAAATTGTTTGACGGCTTCAATAACTTCATCACGGCCCTTACCCTGTTGAATGACCATGCTCAATACATTCATCAAGAAATCTTGAACATACTTGGGAGTGTCAGCACGTTTCAAATCAAGACCCATAGCCTTGATATCACCCAACTTGCCGTCTTGGTCCTTGCGTTTGCCTTCCTTATCAAAGATATTGATAGCATAGCGTTTCTTAGTGATAAAGATTGCACGATCACCAATCAGTTCACGACCAGCCTTAATGATTGCACCGTTCTTTCTAGGAGCATGAAATGCTTTCTCCATGAATGCCGGGAAACTCTCATTCGCAGTATCAGCGATGCCATCATACAAGCCGATGCAAGTTTCTTTACTCCACTCAACTTTACCACTTTCAATCTGTGACTTAAGAATAGGATATGCAGTAAAGTAGCATGAGTCAGTATCGCCATATACAATAGCATTGCCTTCATGTGAGTAAGTACCCTCAACAGTTTCATTGATAGTACTCATCATATGCTTAACAATCTGACGACCTGATAATGTTACTGATTGACCGATACGCTTGTCGTAGAAACGGCAGTGTTCGTTCAACAATGCGCCATATGCTGAGTTAAGCAAAATCTTGCGAACCAACTGACGCTTATCATAATACTCATACATGTCAGTTCCATAACTTTCCTTAGCCTGCTTTTGAATTGATTTACGTTCTGTATACCAACGTGTAAGCAGTCCTGGAATAACACCTTCTTTTTCATATGTAAAGATTGTGCCGTTCGCACTGATCATCCAAGGCTTATGACTATCAAAGACCATCTTCCAAATCTCTGCGGCACTCATCTCTACACTACGACCATCTTCATAATCAACAGTAAGAATTGTGCCACGTTCTTGGCTCATGATTGCAGTATATTCAAGTGAGCCGAACAAGCCTTCCCATAGAATACTGCCTGTTACAGCATCATCACCTTCTTTATGACGCTTCTTTTCACGTGCTAGTTTGAGTCCCTTATCAAGCATGTACTGGTCAGTGAGTGTTTGTCTGACTTGAGCAATGATGGTTTCTGGCGCCATGTTAAGAGCGCGGATTGCTGACGGGTACAGTGAGTTAATGTCAACTGCTCCGACCCATTCGTGAATGCCCCTTTTGGGCGTAGCAACATAGGCACCTGCCGCTTGTTGTACATCTTCATCATGAGAACCCTTTCGTTTTTTATCAGGAACTACCAATCCACGTTCATGTGCTTCGTTCATGATTGCCATTTCAATCATTGCAACAGAACCCATGACTGTTGGCAACAAGACTGTATTCTCATGTGCTAGCGCATTTGCTAGGTCTAAGAATTTCAGTTTGTTGTGGATCTTAACCAACAACATCGTATCCTGACGATTGTATTCTAAGAACTTGAGCCAGTCCTTATTGTACAATTGATCAAGTGTACCTTCATATTGTGTCTTGTTCTCACCAACTTCCATCTCACCGATGAAGTCTAGTTTATAACTGTGACGGCTCTCGTAGTTGTACTTCTTATACAACTGTAGATAGTCCATGTGAATGCGACCAACAAGATCAAATGTCGTTTCTTCTTTACCAAAACGTTCATATGTTCTTGGCTTTGGAAGTTGACCCATCAAGCAAAACTTGCGAGTATCATCCTTACTCATTACACGTGTGACACGATTAACCATATATGGAATATCGTATCCTTCTGAGTTCCAACCAGTCAATACATCTGCATCTTCAATAAGTTGAAAGAATGTCTCAAACATTTCTGTTTCATTCTTAAAGATAATGCAGTTTTCAAATTGGCTTGCAATTTCTTTTGCAGTCTCGTCAGACATGTGACGGGGAGGAATGCAAAGTGTGACTAATTGATCAAGCCAATCTAAGTAAAGACTGATTGCTGTAACCGGGTTAAAAGGATCACTAGTGGGACTGAAACCCTTATCAGGATCAAAGTCTACCTCAATGTCAAAGAAAACAGTGTGAAGTTTTGGAGGCTCCACACCGAGATAGTTTTCGCTGAGGCAGCGAAAGACTACGTTGATATCACTTTCAAAAAGTTTCTTACCACTATGGATCCTGCGTTCCTTCTCAAATTCACTACGCTTACGTGTACTGAATCTGCTTACAGGATCGTTGTAGATACTGCGATGTTTACCCTTAGGGTCGCTGTAATAAAATGTATAATTTGTAGGGAACTCTTTATACGTGCGCTTGCCTTCTGGCGTACGCTCTACCACATAAATGCGGTCACCATTGTTATCGTGAATCGCATCAACGTAAGACATTCATAATCCTCATGTAAAACTTTTCTTCTAAATATTTTTGAGTTTCTAGACCCATATGGTAATTATCACATGCGTAATCTTTGTATTGTAACTCCTCAACGATACAATTGTCAACAATTATTTCGTCCGGTTTACTAATCGTAGCATCACGCACCTGATGAATTACCGTTACGGGCTTCGTTTTTAAAAACAAATCGGCATGATGAATATGCAACCAATTTTTAAAATTCAATGCATAGTCGCTGTAAATTCTTAGCCAAGCATTATAATTATTTTTGCTGTCGGCTGTAATATGTATCACTTTATCCTTACTGTCGAAAATATCTTCTCTAGTAAAATGAGTCCATAATATTACAACGATATCTTTTTCTTTGAATTCAAAATTGAGTATTTGTCTTAAGATGTTTATGTTGCTATTCCCTGGAATACCCAAGTTAACGCATTCTAGTTGCATGCGTTTTGCTAGAGCATTGGGCCATGCATAAACACTGGTCTTGTTGTTTTTTGGATACACATCTGGCAGGCTCATGCCGGTAATTGCCGAACAGCCAAATGCAACCAATCTACTCATATTAGAGAGTCTTGCCGACGGTCTCTAGAATAGTGTTAAGTTCTTCGTTTTCTTTATTAGTCTCACCTAGGCGTGACTTGTGAGCAACACGAATTGCCTTCTTTAGTACGCTGGGCTTGATTTCTAGTTCTTCTGCGATTGCCTTGATCGTATCAGTCAGACCCTCATTTAGGGTTTCAATCTCTTGCATCACTGCCATACCCTCGTTTACAAGTTGGGTAAGTTTGATTTTTGCTTCATTGTTAAATGTACGTGTAGTCATATAGGTTACTCCTGTATTGTGACTTTGTTAGTATAGTTCAAAAAGCAGGCATAGTCAATAGCCTGTTTAGCCATTATCAATAATGACCGGTTTCTCTATTATACTGTTGAATCTCTGCGTGGTGTTCAATGATTGATGCTATCAAACTATAGGGTGCTTGTACAGCGGAAAGGAAATCATTTATGTCTTTTCGGGCAAGTTGCATAAAACGGTCAAAATTATAGTCTACGTCTTGTTTAATCTTTTCCCGTAATACGGTATTTTGATCTTCAAGTTGGTTTCGGAAATCAACGGCATTGATCACCACAGCATCTAGTCTATCTTCAAGTTCTTCCCTTTGATGGTAATCCTTAACCTTTAAATAATTTTCAAATGTTCTAAATCCCATATTCTGTAACATTATAATGTTATTAACAGGACCAACTATAATAAACGGGTGTTTATTAACAATGGCTTTCCAAATCTTTTCAGTAAACAGGTATTGTTTACCTTGAGACCATGTTTCACTTACGATACTAAATGCAGTATCTTCATATAGTTTAACATCATATGGGAATCCATAATGACTGAATGTTTCCAATGGATGAACTGAATATTCAGGTTTGTAATCCAAGGTCCTTACAGTTTCATGTAAAAAATGTTCATACTGTTCATCAGAATATTCATTGAAATAATTTTCTCTAATTGAGTTAACAGTATTAGTTGGATTATAAAATGACCAAACTAAATTATTCAATGAATTAGTTTCATAAAATCTTTTTAACAAACCAATTCTATGAGGTTTATCTGCTTTACCGCATAGAAATAATCCTTTACCATTCTTTGGATTATATTCATTTGATACGGGGTGTTTATTATCATGTACATGATGATATGTGTACATCATACCCCAATTCAAGGTAGTTATACATTCAGGGTTGATAAGTTGATGCTCGTTTTTATATGCACCGTCTAATACAAAATAGTATTTTATATCAATTCTCTGTAAGATTGTTCTGAAACATTCAATTGCAATTGAATTATATGATGTAAATTCTAGGTTTTCAAAAATGTGAATTAGTAATACAGTCTTATTTGGATATCTATGTTTGATATCATACATGTCCAAATAGAATTCTTCTACATTTACTGTAGAAAATAATTTGTTATTAGAATATTTTGATAGGTGTATTAACTGATAATCTGACATTACTGAAATATATGTCGGTTGCCTTCACCATATATTTTAATATACTTACCGGCAAGCATGTCAGCCATTGCTTCAATTGGACTTCCGGGATAACTATCACCGGACTTAATCATGTTTAGTTCACCTTGACGAACATGTACCAATTCATGGAAAACTGTGCGTAGAATGTCAACAAGGTTTCTGTTAGCAGTGTATACCCAAATGCTATCAGATCCATCGACATGCCCACCTGTATGATGATTCTCTTGTGCTTCTTTTGTATCCATACTCAATTCAATTTTTGGCAAATTCTTAATGTTTAATTTGTCACCTGCCCATTGAGCAAACTTGTCTACTTCATGTGCTAAATCATCGTCAACATTTTCAACTTCGTCAAGTTTGTTTTTAATCCAACTATCAGGAGTTTTCTTGAATTTTTTGACGAATAGGTCATGTAATGCCTTACCGGTTATATGGTGTTTCTTAGAAATCTTTCTCATCAATAAATCAATAGTATTATAGTCATGCTTTTTTAATGAAGGTAATTCTTTGGCTAACTCTGATACTGCTGTTTCATGGATGCTCTCACCACCTGCGTCCCCGCCGGCATCACCCGACTCACTACCACCAAACCCATAGTAAGCAAAGCCCGGAAAAAAGTACTTTCTTAATGCACTTTTCTTGCGCTTTTTCTTTCGTTCAGTAATAAATTCAGTGGCTCTCATAGTCTAGTATTTATCCCAAAAGTAAGCCCGAGATAAACTCGGGCCTACTCTCAAACAACTAAATTCTAAATTAGAACTTTGTTGTAAGACCTACACCAATTGCATCAACATCGTTACCACCACTACGTGTACGATAATAAGTGACACCTGCATTGGTCTTTTTGGTTAGTGCGTAAGAAACGCCGCCGTGTAGACGATCTTCCTTAAGGTTACCGTCGCTAAAACCTTCACGATGGCGATAGCCAGTGTTTAGGGTAAAGCCGGCTGCTAGTGGACGAGCAACTTCAAGGCCTGCGCCCCAAAATTTAAAGTTTCCACCTGAGGCACTGTCAGCAAGACGCTGTCCAACTTCTGCGTAGGCTACTGGCTTGAATCCAGCAAATTTACGTACTTCAGTTCCAGCCTTAACTGAAACTAAAGAATTCAACTTGCCTTCATTTGCTGGCTGAATGGCCTGCAATTCTGCACCTAGAAGTACTGAGCCAAAAGCCTTCTTCCATGCTTCGACACGATACTCTGTGGAGTCAGCCTTGTTTGAACGTGGGTCAGCAATACGAACTTCACCGGTTAGTGAAGATGCAAATGCTGTTACGGGCAAAGCGGCTGTTGCTGCCAATAGTGCTACTGTTAAAAGTTTCTTCATATAGTTTTTCCTCTTTTTAAAGAATCGTATTGTCTACGATATTAATATTTAAGTCATGTCTCTGTGTGTAAATTTTTTTATCTATTTGCTAATGGGTTGTCCAATGCTTGCTTGATCTTACCTTCTAATTTACGTTCCAAAGCCTGATTCTCACGCTTTAGTTCATTAACTGTAGCCTGTACTTCACGACCATTGGCTTTTAATGTGCCTTCCATATCGCCTCTAATTGAACGGACCTCTGTGCGCAAATCTCTGACACTGTTGTCGGTTTCACGCTGGCTCATCTTTGCGGTTCGTTCTACGTCAGCAACTACGTCATCTAAACGACGGACATCGTTCTTTAAGTCAATTTTGATATCACGTGTATATTCTAGTTGCTTTTGGCTATTCTCTTCAATAACTGCTAATCTCTTGTCAAAGTTTGTCAAGTCAGGCGCAACATATTTTTCAATCTTCATCTTCATATTGCGATAGTCATTGTAGAATTCGAATGCACCCCAACTTGCACCACCTAATGTAGTAAGTACAGGAATTGCTACAGCAAGAAATGTGCTGTTTAGTTTTAGTTTGAAGCCGGCAATACTGAATTCATATGGCTTTGCCTCTTTCACGGATTGTTCGTCAATAATACTCATTTTATTTTTTTTCTCCATATTGTTGGTTCACCATTTCTTGGTGTTTTAATTCGCTAGCAAAGTTTAACAAACGAACTGCTTGCTGATTATCTATAACTCTTTGGTTTCTATAGATTTCTTTTGGTGCATAAAAAGCAACATCTCTCAACGCTAATTGAAGATATGCGTTATATCCAACCGGCTGTACAGCCATTCTTTCTAAATTTACTCCGCCTGCTAATTCATTATTTTGTGCGGTTTTGTTCAATACGCTTTCTTTTTGTTCTACTGTATTGTTTGATGGTCTTGTATTATTCTCTACAATCTCAGTTAAAGGATTAGTACGATTAGTTAGGAAGTTGTTTGTAAAAACTACTAAATCAGTGTCTTGAACTAATCTCATATCTGTAATTGCAGACTGCATTGTAGGTCTAGGTGCTTCTGTTATTGTTGGTCCTTGCAACACACTAATAGAGGATTCAGCAACTACTGGTTGAAAACTTGATTGCTGAACATTAGTAGTTTGAGTACGACTTGCTGAACTTACGGTAATAGAGTCATTGTTAGTAGTTGCTTGAACTGTAGTAGCAACACGAGGTGCCAACTGCGGAGTCATCATTACTTGAATTGATTGACTGCTAGCGGTTGACACTGCTACTGTAGGATTACTAGTCGCAACAATCATTGATTGTGTTGATGTACTTGCAGTCTGTGTTGATGAACTTGCAGTCTGTGTTGTGGTAGCAGATGCCATGCTTGATGCACTTGAAGTAGTAGCAACAGATATTGCTGTTTGTTCTGCTGCCTGAACTGCGGCTTGTGCAGTTTCATTCGCACTTGCAACTGCGGTTGCAACAATTGCCTGCTCTCTCTTTTCATTGTTTCTAATGGTTGATAGTGCTAAAGAAACTGAAGGTGATGAACTAGTTGAACTTGATGAACTACTAGTTTGCTGTGTTGTTTGCGTTTGTACTGAAGGGGTAACAGTTGCTACAGTTGCTACGGGTGTTGCACTAGCAGTGTTAGTGGTTGTTGAGGTTGTTGATGTAGTCGAGGTAGAAACAGGGGCAGAAACAACTTCAGTGGTTGCCGCTACTGTGGCTGGTTGTGTAACTGTTGATTCTTGTGTAACTGGTTGGCTTGCCGCAGTTATAATTTCATTGATAGTGTTAGTAGTTGTATTATTAGTGGGCGCTGTTGGGGTAGTTGTATTATTGGTAGGTGCTAAACTATAGTTAAAACTGACATTTACATCTCTTAGTCTAGGACCATAATAACCACTCCAAAATAAACTATCTGAACCAGTAGCACTAAATTCTAGTGATCCTAATGTATCAAATTTATGAGCAGTAGAAAAATTACTTGTACCAGAAATCAATTCCCAGTTTTTTGGCATTGCTGGAGAGAAAAAATAGTCATAACTTGCTTGTTCTAATACAGCACCTTTAGTATCATATAACTTGCCGGATACATTTAAGAATCCGTTATCTCCGAATAATCTCCAACTATAGTTATATCCACTAACTTGTATATTAGTATTGTTGTTGAACATTGCGGCATTGATAGCCTGAATCTGACTAGCAGTATACGGCATAAAAGAGTAACGAATAGTATTAGTGCCTGTGTTAAACGCTGGTATAGGACCACCTCCTGTACCCTCTACTTGCCCTAACTGCCCGGGTGTCATATAGATAACACCTGTCCAAGCAGTAGGGTCTATCAGATTACCAGTAGTACTCACTGTATCCGTAGTAGGGTTTACCGTCTGCGCAGATACAGTAGTACTATAGGCTAGTAAAATTGCTAATGCTAGTTTTTTAATCATTTGCGCTTAGGAACTTTATTTGGATTTGCTTCCCAGGCTGCTTTGGCTTGCTCACCAATCATACCTTCATATGGGCAAGGTGTGCCTGCAGCCAACATAGCATCAAATACACGACGGTCTTGACACATAGTTGCTACGGCAGCAACTTTCATACCCATGTCAAATAGAGTTTTACTAAGTTTCAATCTTTCGCAATTCTCGTCACGTTGGGTAGAGCCAAAACTAATACCTAAAATTTGTGTCTGTGCGGCTCCACTTACACCCGTAGTACATAGATCACTGTTACCACCACTCATCATTGCCGGTGCAATTGCTGTTGGAGGAGGTTGCTCAACTTTTTGTCTGATAACTGTTTCGTTAATATTACGATTAGTCATTTCACCCTGTTGAATATTTACGTTAGTGTTATTGCTAGTGTTGTTATTGTTGTTAGTGTTAACATTATTTGAAGTTGATGTACTGGTATTGATATTACGGTTAGTCATATCACCAGTATTGATATTGTTGTTAGTGTTAACATTATTTGAAGTTGATGTACTGGTATTGATATTACGGTTAGTCATATCACCGGTGTTAACGTTATTATTTGTATTAACATTGTTTGATGTACTTACATTGTTATTGTTGTAAGTCATTGTACCGCTGTTAATATTATTGTTTGTGTTAACGCTAGTACTTACATTGTTATTATTGTAAGTCATTGTACCACTATTAATGTTGTTATTAGTGTTTACGTTAGTTGAAGTGCTAGTATTAATGTTGCGGTTAGTCATATCACCTGTGTTGACATTGTTGTTATTATATGTCATAGTTCCGGTGTTGACGTTATTGTTATTGTTAGTGATAGTGCCAGTGTTAACATTGTTGTTATTATATGTCATAGTACCAGTATTGGTATTCTGATTAATATTTGTTACAGTACCACTTTGAACATTGTTATTTGTATTAACTGATGTACTAGTGTTTACGTTGTTATTTGTATTGGTACTATTGACAGTAGAAGTACTTGTACTTGTATTGTTAGTAGTAGTGTTATTATTAGTGGTAACTGTGCTGGTACTATTGCTAGTACTGTTAGTATCTACTAATGAAGTAGTTGTATAACCACCTTGGTTGATAACACTCGTAGTACCTGTGGTTGTTCCACCAGATGTGCTTGATGTGCTTGTTGTAGTTTGAGCGATGGCCGCAGTGGATGTTAGCAGATAGGCCAACATTCCGGCACATCCCAGGATTCTTTTTATCATTCTTATTATTCCCTAGGTTATTCCTGAAAGTTTGTGACTTTCGGATATATTATTTAGAGTTTTTTGGGGAAGAATTAAATGCTCACTTTTGACCTACGGGGTAGCGAATCCTTCAGTCAGCCCAGCAGCCGGGCACATAACCCTAACGGTCCTAGGGTATGTTCTTACTTTTTGTTTTTTAGATTTTGTTCTAAAACAATAATACGTTCTCTGTTTTCGGCTGAGTACCTATTAACATCTTGGCGTAGTTTTTCTCTGGCTAGTTCTGCTTCTAAACTAGGAATTACTTTATTGTCTTTACTGACTACCAAACTCATCTTAGATTCTAGGTCTTGTACTTTGTCTTGTAATTGTTGTACGCTAGTCCACATGTAGCCCACTGCTGAGAATAGCAACGGGACCAACATCCAAAGAAACTTTTCTACGTACTGGTTCATAGTTTAATTACACCAGGAAGTTTTTGCTTCCCCGTAGTATTCTCTTGCGTAACCATTTTGAATCAATAGTGTACGTAAACTTTGACCATCTAGTACGATATCACCTAGTACACGACCACCATACTTGTCCCAATCCATTAGAACAATCTTGTGACTCTTAGTTGCATTGATTATATCTGTAGTAAACTTACTAGCAGCCTTACCACGTGCATCTTCACTAGGACATTTTGCACGAAAACCTTTTTCAGGAGTATCAACACCATACACACGCAATGCAAGTTCCTGCTTTAATGGTGCAGGTAAGAATGTTGCTTTGAATGCAACTGTGTCACCATCTACTACACGTGTGAATTGCACATCATAACTTACACCGTTCGCTGGCTTCTGTGCATGTGCAACACCTGAAATACCAAACATGAGTGCGGCAACAACATAAAATAACTTACGCATAGTCACCACGCTGATATAGACTCTTCTCAGCGGCGGGGCCTGCTGGGCCTGCAAGAACAGCCTTAAGACCTTCAATGCTTTGAACAGCCTGAGACTGCATTTGCTCACGCTCTAGTGGCTTTCCACTAACATAGCGTCTTACAAATTTTTCGATATCATCAAGAGATACTTTGGTCTTTTCACCACTCTTGAAAGTGATAGGATAGTTACCACCAACGTCCATGGCTTTCTTGAACTGCATTAGAATATGCGGAACTTTATCAGTGTCAGGATCGCTTGGCATTTCTTCACGCTCATCGTCCCAATCGTCATGCTTGCTCTCTACTAGAATATCTTGAATTTTCATGTTAGGTATACCTTTTTATTAGAGTATTTATCACATTCTCTTGAAGAGTGGGCCCGGAATAAATCGTGAGTTTTCCTGATTCATCATCCCTTGCTCTAACTCTTTTACTACATCTGGAGTCAAATGTCTAGCTCTTAATCCACCTTTGGGTAATAAATGTACCTCAACCGGTTCATCACCTTCTAGTTTTTGAATAGCCATCATGCGATTTCTACCCTCATGACCCTTAACTCTTGCCGATTTAGAAAAATCTTTATCTTCCCACTCAGGTGGAATGTCAATATCTAAGAAGGGAGAACCTAAACTTCCACCGTCTTTTAAATGCTGTACGATATGATCTACACTAGTAGGTTTATCTAAGGGTAGTGCTAGTTTTAAAAACGTGCTAGGCTTCATTAATACACGCATACCAAAATAGTCAATGTCTTGGTTGTAGGGAACTGATCCCAAACCATTAACGTTATCTACTTTGTACTCATCGATGAAATCTCTTGCTCTCATACCATCCTCATATAGTCTTTAAAATTTGAATCTCTATCTTCAAGACCTTTAACTGCAGGATTAATTTTTCTAGTAACGGCTCTTGTATCAGTGAAATCTTGTACATGGGGTTTGACCCTGCTATTCCAATACCATACTGCAATTTTTGAAGCAACCTCCGGCTTAGCAGCCAAATCAGGATTGTTTAACAAATCAATTCCCAGTGCTTCACCTGCCATACGATAATTGTCACGCCCGGTCAATTGAATGAATCCACGACCGTGATATCTTTCCCCATCACCTACTTTTTTGTTACCAAGAATTTTTGCTGTTTTAGGACTATATTTAGGATCATATTTTTTAGCAAAATACTTCTTTACGCCGGGCTGTGGCTTTTCTTTTAATCTATTAAAGTCCCAACTCTCATGTTTAGTTTGAGCCATGAACTGTGCTAACTCTGCACCTTTCATACCATTGGCTTTAGCAGTCTTTAATAATTGAACTTCAACTTGTGGATTATTGCTGATTGGAGTAAATTGTTTTTGTTGTACTACTTGCTGTTGAGGTGCAGGCGTAGTTGGTTGAAATTTTGCATAGGCGCCACCTAATGCACCCAATGCTAAAGCAGAGCCGACTGCAACATCTTTCCAGCCTTCATCTACTTCTTTATATTCAACAATGAACTCATTTGCTCTCATTTGTATCCAATCACCATTGATCTAACAAATTTGCCTTCACTATCTTTAGTGCGCAATGTACCTTCGTATAGATATTTACTCAAAGGATATTTGTTCTTCATACCATTTAAATCTTTAGGACAACCTTTTCCTAATTCTACGTTTTCTGTTTGAAACAAACATAGTTTACCTTTAGGAATGTTGTCGTACCATTTAGTACCCTCAATGTTATTGACACTGGGGTTAATAACACAGTCTGCACCTGTGTATTTTAAATCGTTACAATCTTTAACAACATGTCTCATGTTAGGATTTAATTTCTCACTGACTTTGACACATCCCGGCTCGTTGTCGATAGCAACAATATCATCGATGTTATTGTTTCTATTGAGGATATATGGCAAAATGCCGTACCAACTACCTAGTACGGCACATTTTTTAATGGGGATATTGGTATCTTTTAGGCGTTTAGCCATCCATAGTCGGCTGATGATTTGATCATCAGACACACTACCTTCGAACGTATTGGGTCGCTCTTCATTAAGCACGTTGCTTCTTTAGGATGCTACGC